ATCACCGCTCCCGTCGTCGGGTACGATGCTGTACATCTTGCCCACTTTTGTCGCGTCGCAAAGGGATATTAGGCTAAAGTCGTTTATTGGTATGCAGCTCATTTTAGCAAAGTGTTTGATTTAATCTTACTTGAATTTGTAGCGGCGATAAAAATACCGTTCCGCCGTCGGTTTCGACACGTTCAATATAGGCTAATACCGTAGTGGTTACGATTAACCCTCGCGTTATTCCTACTCCTATGCCTATACCTATTCCGCTCATTACAACGCGCCTAAAATGTTATTCGCACTCGTAGCTGCTAACACTCGTTTAACGACGCCACACGGCAAAAATGACCCGTCTAGCACGTTTTTAAACGTTACCACCTCGCCCGCGTAGCCTTCAATAACTACATCGCCACCAGTGCCAATGTATAGGTTAATCACGTCGGTGTATTCCGTTTCATCGCTTGGCGTTATCGCCTTCCAACCGCTTGGGTTTATGTTTTCTAGGTGTCCTTTCGCGTTCATAATTCTTGTATAATAAAGTTAACTACTTCAGTTGTGATGTCGTTGGTGCTGTTTAAATTACGCACAACGATTTTGATTTTGTCCCCAGTCGCCAACGCTTCGGTGCAAAAAAATACTACATTTTCACTCCTACCTCCCGTCGGTGTCGTTACGGTTGCAGTTGAGCATGGTATCGCTACGCCGTTCTTTGCAAAACCGATTTGAATCTGGTTGTTTGGTCCAGCGCTCATATCCACTTTACCTTGCATCAAAACGTTCTTAGGCGCACCGGTATTTTCCACCTCCAAACCTACCAACGTCAATCCGTTCTGAACGAATTTAACCGCTGGCGAATAGTTTAGGTCGGTATATTCATTGTCATCAATTACAGTAACATCTGTACCGCTTACGTCACGCACATTGATAAAGCCCAAAAACGCACGTGCAATCGCCGCGTTCAATTTCGCTAATACCGACGAACCGATTTCGCCATTTACAATTGGTTGTATCATGATATCTTAACGCTTTTTATCCTTATTCGTCAACCTAATTTGTTTTAACTTGTCATGCTCCTTTTTCATATACGAATGCAGCATGACTAGATTCTGCTTTTTCTTAGAATTGCCCATTGTTGTTTTTGTCTTTGTATTCAGTCATTCGAGGGATATGCACCCCGTCCAAACTCAACCCGTTGTAGATATTGTTCCGATACCGACCGACCTTATCTTGGTCAAATTCGAGGTACTCCGGAATCTCACTCGTGCGGTTACATAACCATTTCACCAATCGATCCGAATACGTTTCGGCTATCTTCGCGGCGTTACGACTCAGCATTGATAATTCGGTATTGGTCACAGCCGACCCGTTTTCGGATTCGGAGCGGTACACATTACCCTCTGCAATTTTGAATCCAAGCGAATAAATCAGGCGCTGGTAGACGCGATACGCCAATACCGGAGCGACGTAAGTTTCGAGCAATACTTTGTACACGCCTGCAAGCGTATCGTTGTCGATGTCAGCCTTTAAACGGTCGTAAAGAATTTCACCTAATAACGGCAAAATGTCCATCTCTTGACTTTCAACAATTACGCGGTCAATTAGCTTGCTGTTAACATTCTCGTTGATGTTACAGCGCAGTTTGACGTAGTTGCTATCTATAAATTGGATTATGTTCATCTAACTGGTGTATTTCTAGTTATCGCTCTCTTATCGTTTAGCCTACGCGCCACGTACGGCACGGCACCAACGGCACGGATATCATCGGTAGACTTCGCACCTGTTGGCAAAAAGTACAGTTTTCTTTTCCATACGTGGCGGCAGTTGTAGCTTCCTTTGTACCAAAACACATTGTATGCGCCAAACTCATCATTTTTCAACTCTTCCAAAACCTCACGCTTGTACACGCGGTTGCTGTCGTTCTTCCATTCAATCATGTGTCGGCAAAACTTGCGGCTCGTGTCGATAATCTCAGGAGGTGATAATTCTTTGGCTAATGCGTATTGATAGCGCACAAGCCAAATCCCCTCGCCGTCGGGATGCTTCACGTCGTACTTGGATAACTTGTCCGGACGCAATCCCCACTCGTCACGTAATTCAACCGATTTAAGTTTTTCGCCTTTTATCTTAAGTTCGTCGTCACCTTCCAAGTCCTCTTCGTTTACGACCTCAAATCCAGCCGCAAATAGTTCAGATTCGTCCTCTCCGTATTGGCTAAGGTAGTCTAGCAAATACTCTTGATCTTCGTCGGTTAGGACTTTGAACAGATCTTGTTCACTTAAATTCGTTGTGTCCTCAATCGTAGTATTTTTGCTCTGAAACAACTGAATAGGTGCAATATTAACCTGCAACACAACCGCGTTCCAATTCAAAATGTCGCGGATAGTTTTCAGCACAAACTTTTGACGTGGACGGATCACTAACGACTCAAAAAAATCATTAGCCGTTGCCAATTCATCCGCGTTGTTACCCAAACCAACATCATCCTTAATACCAATCAATACCGGCGACGTTACGCGGTGTCCAAACATGATGCGTTGGTTAATCTCCTTACTTAAAACCTCGTACATCTTGTCGGCTTCGGTCAGGTTTAGAGTCTTAAACTCCATTGTGTCGTCACCGGGATTTTGGTAAATGAACGCGATTTTGTCCCCACTCGCACCGGTAAATTTAGCTTTAAATTTCTGCTCAATGCGTCGCTTCAACTCGCCTTCAGGCTCGCCGTTTTTGAATACGATCGCGGTCAGCCCACTGAATCCGTTTTGAATATTACTCAAATGGTAACGACCTATCTCCACATCGGCTTGAATCCAGTCCATTGCACCGTTGTAAGTCACGTCGTTCACATATTCGTTTCCCGGACTGTACGGCATATTCACGTACACAAACTCGCCTACTTGACGATCGGAACTAAAGTCGAAGCACTCGATCGGTTTCGGTTCATATTCTTTTTTCTTATACTCCTTCCAATTTCGGGAATAGTAGTATTCGGATATGTACCCATTCTCATCAGCTTTGCCCGGACGCAAAAACGAACGCGGTATGTGTTCGACGCGGACAATCTTTGTCCCTGCTTTATTCGTGGTTAGCTTCAAAGCGTAACTGTCGAATATAGTCGCGTCCAGTGCGATTTTATCCAGTAGCGATTTCGGAAACAACGAATTGATTTCCGCCCAACTGTCCGCGCTACGTTCCGGATGATCTACGTGCAGCCCTTCACCTGCTACGCGGTCGGCAATACCTAATATGATTGAGCGGTGAAGATTCGACTGCTTGAACAACTCCAAAAGTTGCTCGTAATACATATTATCGTCGCCAATTTCGACCCAATTCATTGACGCCTTGCGGTGTACGGCTCGAGGTCTTTCGGTGCGATCGATGCTAATCAGTTCTACATTCATATTGTTATCCTATTTACTTTGCGCGTTACTGGTTGCGCCTTCGCTTTTCGTGCTACTTGTGATTTTTTGATTTTCAGACGTGTCGAGTAGATTAACTCCGGAAAATAGATGTTAAAAACATAATCGTCGTCGCCTACATTCTGGCTTATGTCGTCAGCGTTCGCGCTGTATAATCTCGAGTTCTTTTGTGCAAGTAATGGCGCGGTTTTCTTAATCGTTCCCGCACCTGTCACTAATTCGTAACGTGGCAACGGTATGCTACCCTCAGCGATAAATTCCGCGTCGTTATCCCAGACGCCGCAATTGCTCCAAATGCCATATTTCAACAACCATACGTCGCACAATTCCACATTGACGGGTATGCTTTGACTAGGCTCAAAAAAAATACGCTGCGTAGTATTGGTGATTGTAATCATACCAATATAACGCAGCGCATTAAGTTATGTCAACAGATATTAGCTACCTACGACAATTGTGATGTTGGCGTCGTCAAACAACGCGTCAGGATCAACTGGATAAGCTAACTGACGTTGACGGCTTGTACCGGTTAACTCGTAACCAGATACGTCTCCAGAACCGCGGCCGCTTAAGGCCGAACCTCCGAAGTGCATACCACCAACTTCGCCTAGTAACCACAATTGGCCGTTGACGTCCTCAACGATAACGTGAGGGATATTCTTACGGACCTTCTCAATGAACAATCGGCTTGCTTTGTCCTTACCGAAAAGTGTCACGTTCAATTCCTGCTCAACGTCGGGTGATCCATCTTCGGTGTTGTTGATGGTCTCGGTGAAGTCAGCATTTGAATTGAACAAATCCACTTGGTATACGCTCAATGCACTACCGCTCAACACGGTAATCTCATCAGCGGCTACGGTTAGGTTTAGCAATCCGTTATTGACAAAGAAAAGGCGGCGAATGCCGGGTGCTTTGTCTTTGCACCCGACTTTACGACCTGTATCTATTAAGCAACTCATAATCTATAAATTTAAAAGGTTGCTAATTAATTAATTGCTGCTCCGTAGTAAACGATGTTTGTACGGTTAGTAACTTGCGTTCCAGCTGCAAAACGTGCAGTAAAACGTAGGTTATTATCAGCCAAAGTCTCACGAGTATCAACAACTTTGATGTTGGTGAAGTCGGTCAACAAGTTAGAACCAAAGTGTAGGTCAGCTTTTGGATATGCTACCATTACGTTGTCGGGTAGACCCGGCAAACGAGTGATGTCAAGACCCATAAAGTTACGTGGCTTCTCACCAACAACTGCCTCGCCTCTGTAACCGTTCGAGCCTGTTCCGCCAAATTCCGCAACTGCTTGCTGGTAGAATTTGTCGATTTTGGTTCCAACTGCGAAAACAAGTCCGTCAGTTCCGGCTGCATCCCATACGTCTTCGTTGATTGCATCGTATACTTTCTGCATCTCAGCAATTACGTTGGCTTTGGTTACGGTAGCGGCAACAATCTGAGGCGCACCAAGTTTGGTGATAAAACCTTCA